TCTTCAATAACAAGGCGAAGAAAACAAATGCCATTATGGTGTTACCTACGGGCAGCGGAAAGTCGCTTATCATAGCGGATATAGCCGCAAGGCTTGATGGTCATACCTTGGTGTTCCAACCCTCGAAGGAAATACTCGAACAGAATTTCAAGAAACTCTGCTCATACGGTATTCTTGATTGCAGCATCTATTCGGCTTCCTTCAACTCAAAAGAGATAAGCCGGATAACATTTGCTACAATCGGCAGTGTGAAGAATCATCCCGAACTGTTCACCCACTTCAAGAACATCATCGTGGACGAATGCCACCTTGTTAACCCTAAAGAGGGTATGTACAAAGATTTTTTTGATGCGGTGAAGTGTAAGGTTCTTGGACTGACAGCTACACCGTATCGTTTAAGTTCCAGCCGTGACTTTGGTTCTATGCTGAAATTTATCACCCGGACAAAGCCTCATGTCTTTTCAGAGGTCATTTATCATGTACAGGTATCAACCCTATTAGATATGGGCTATTTGGCGAAGTTGAATTACTATCCAATGAATCCTTCGGGATGGAACGAACTTAACTTGAAAGTAAATACTACTGGTGCCGACTATACAGATAGGTCAGTTCAAAGAGAATATGAACGGATAGACTTTTACGGCTATCTCGTTCATATTGTCCAAAGACTGATGAATCCCAAAGCCGGAGGAAAACGGAAAGGTATTTTAGTCTTTACCCGTTTTCTGAAAGAAGCGGAGCGGCTTACCTGGTCTATACCCGGAGCCGCAATCGTTTCGGGTGACACCCCAAAAGGTGAGCGCGAAAGGATACTTGAAGCATTCAAGGCTGGTGAAATTTCGGTAGTGGCGAATGTCGGGGTATTAACCACCGGCTTTGACTATCCGGAACTTGATACAGTTGTTATGGCACGTCCTACAATGTCACTTGCTATGTGGTATCAGATAGTCGGTCGTGCCATCCGCCCGCATCCTTCCAAAGAATGTGGCTGGATTGTGGATTTGGCAGGCAATATAAGTAGATTTGGTAAGGTTGAGGATTTGAAATTAGTTGATGGAGGAAATGGGAAATGGTCTGTTTGGAATAAAGACAAACAGCTAACCAATGTTAGATTCTAAAGATATTATATTTTATGTGTTTTGGATTGGGGGCGTTGTGAAACGCTCTCTTTCTTTACTCTTTGATTTTGAGTTCAAGGGGGGTACCACAATTAGGACATATAAGAGAATTTCCCGTTTGTTTTACTTCATTTGGTGATGCAAAAAGTTGCCACATAGGTACATTTAGGGCATTAGCAATTCTTTCAAGAGTTTCTTGTGATGGATTACCTGCTAATGTTTTTACTATTGAGATTCTTGTAACACCTAATTTGTCAGCCAATTCTTGTTGGGTTATACCTTTCTCTTTTAAGATTTCTTTTATTCTGTTCATAATCATGTATTTTAATTGCTGCAAATATACTCTTTTATAATAATGTGTATAATCATACTTATACTAATTAGTGTTAAATGAATAATTATATATATTCTTTTTCTTTGAAATGAATAATTAAGATTATACATTTGCATCATCAAAGTACAACAGAGTAGTAATAACACATAAAATATAAGAGTATGAGCACAAAATTTAGAAGTCAGATGAAAGAGGTTATGCAAATGGCATGGTCGTTCGTTCGCAAGAACGGTTATTCAATGAGCGAAGCATTGAAATGCGCATGGGCTAATTTAAAGCTGAAAGCGGCTTTGAAAGTGAAGATAGTAGAGTTCTACTTCAAAAAGACCGATGGCACGCTACGCCAAGCCTTTGGTACTCTCAAAGAGAATCTTATCGGTGAGGTAAAAGGTACAGGCAGAAAGCCGAATGACAATCTGCAAGTGTACTGGGACACAGAGAAAGAAGAATACAGATGTTTTAAGAAGTGTAACCTTATTAAAATCGCATGACAATGAAAAAGAAAAGTATGGCAACAGTTGAGATTGAATGCTCAAATACACATTCCATACCAGTATTCAGCGACTTTTTAAGTGAAGTACAAAAGCGGTTTGATATTGAGAAAGAAGCTAAGAATGAATTATATTCTTTTATCATACAGATGGGGTTGTTAGACCAATTTAGAGAGTTCTCTCAGCATTATAAGGGCGTGAATCATCATGCTGCGTGTATTGATATGCTTGCAGTGTAATTCTTAACACGATTATCAAAAGGCAGTCTTCGCACGACTTTAAAGACTGCCTTTATTATTCACTCTTAAATGAAATAATTATGGACGAAATTTGGAAAGATGTTATAGGGTACGAAGGATTGTACCAAGTGTCAAATTTAGGTAGAGTAAAAGCATTTGCTAAAAAAGGATTGTCACAAGATAAAATACTCTCATGTGCAAATTCAAATGGCTATCGAATGATTTATTTACGCAAGAATGGTAAAAGAAGCTATCATTCTGTTCACAGACTGGTAGCAAAAGCATTTATACCGAATCCTAAAGAATTGCCTTTCGTTAATCATAAGAACGAAAAGAAAGCAGACAATAGAGCCACAAATTTGGAATGGTGTGATGCAAAGTACAACACGAATTATGGCACTTGTATTAAGAGAAGAGCAAGAGCGCAAACAAATAGGCATGGTGCTATCAGTGTTATACAATACTCATTGCATGGGGATATGATAGCGGAATATCCTTCATTAATGGAGGCTTCGAGAAAATCAAATGTACCAGTAAGAGCTATATGTGCTTGTTGTAAAAATTATCAAAAATCATCTTATGGATATGTATGGAAATATAAAGACAAGAGGACGTAACAACAAATACGTCCTCTATTTATGCGGTAATATCAAACGTTTCGGAGAGGTATCGGACTTACGGTTGTTTGATAGCGGAAATGGGAAATGGGCTGTATTCTCTAACGGAAGGCAATTAACTAACGTGAGATTCTAAGACTATGGACGAAGGATTTTTGAGGCTAAGCCGCAAGTTTTTCTCGAATGAAATGTGGAAAGTAGCCCGTAAGTTTTCGGAATGCGAAGCGTGGCTCGACTTGATTCAGAGCGCACGATTTGAGGCAACCGACAAGGCGTACAGCGAACTTATCGGAGGTCGGGAAATCTCTTATACAAGAGGTCAATATCCAGCATCCGTATCGTTTTTGATGAAGCGTTGGCAATGGTCTGAAAAGAAAGTGCGCTATTTCCTTGCCAAACTTAAAAAAAGAGGTATGATAACGACTTGTAATAAACAAGGTATGACCGTAATTACTTTATGTAACTATGATGAATATAATCCGGTCAAGGGCAGGCAAAGAGACGTAGATAAGGGCATAGACAACAACAAAGAAATCAGCGGATTAAATCATGCTTTGGGCGAACTAAGGGCAGAGTTAAGGGCAACCACAGAAAAAATGGCTCAAAAAATAGAAGAATTGGCGTCCGGCCCCCGCCGAGCCACGGCCGGCGCACACAAAAAAAAAAAAAACACCCCCCCCCCCCCCCCCCCGGGGGGGGGGAGGCAAGAAAAATAAGCCTAAAGAGATTAATTCAAAAGCCCGTTTGCTATTTGAACAGCATTTTAGGGAAACCTTCGGGGCTGACTACTACTGGACAGCCAAGGATGCCGGGGCTATGTCCCAGCTCTTGAATAAGCTCAAATTCCAAAGAGAGCAAAAGAAAATGGACGTTTCCGATGATTCTCTGTTGTATGCCCTTCAATACCTTCTTTCCTCGGTCAAAGAGGGGTGGATATTTGATAATTTCAGCGTAACTAATATCAATTCTAAGTTTAATGAAATTATATCTCAAGCGAGAAATGGAAGCAATCGGAAAACTGATACAGAACCGGACGAAAGCTCCGCCGGCATCCAATCAATCGTCTTCGGTAAATAAGGTTAATCAGAAGCAATGGAGTAGGGAACAGGCTGACATATATTGGCGTAATCAACTCGTTGCATCTATGAAAACAATCTCGCCAGTCTTTATGGTTGATGATAGTAATCGCCAATTATTGAAAGCCCTTTATCAATGGGTTTGGGGGATTCCCGGAGTATTGGATGTAAGCAAGGGATTATTATTACACGGCTCTATCGGAGTGGGCAAGTCCACTTTGCTGAAAGGGCTACAGAACTATGCGGCAAAAATTGCCCGTTATTGTATTGGCGGCGCGGATGCCGGATTGACCTTTCAGTTTACCAGTGCTGCCGAGATTGCCTTACAGTTTGCCGAGAAAGGTATTATCGGGTTGAACCTGTACACAGATAGGTCATGTATGCACAATCTTGCCATTGACGAAGTAGGACGGGAGCCTATGGATGCCAAGCACTTTGGTACGGGCATAAATGCCATTCAGACCGTTTTACAACTCCGTTATGAGCAGCGATATAATTTCTATACCCACATGACTACCAATCTTGACCCGGACAAGGAGTTCTCTCAACGGTATGGAGCCTATATAGCCGACCGGGTGAAAGAGATGTTTAATGTGATAAAAATCGAGGGGGAAAGCCGAAGATGAAAGATATAAAACTGATAGCGACTATTCTGTCAATCCTGACAGCGTATGCCGCTTTTTATTTTGTCTGCTACTGGATAGCGGACTATTGTTTAAGGACTTACTTGTGACTGATGAAAAAAGATACACGATTATGAAACCAAGAAAACAATTAATTGACGCCGCCACAGCCGATGGTAGCATTGACAGAATGAACAGCCTTCTTTCAGCCGCACACATACTTAACTGTGAAGCCAACAGTTTGGTGGAAAAAGCGGTAGACTTGATGAGCGCCAAAGGACTGCTTCTCGGAAACCTGAAGAGGCTGCATAACAATTTCGTTAAAAGCGCAGATTTGTACTTTCTGGAATTCTCCTCACTCGTAGAGACAGAGAAATCGAAGATGGATATGTTC